GGGGGTTCAAGTGTTTGATACGTGCCGAAGGTTTTGCAAGCACTTTCCGGAGCTTGTATCAAGCCCGAAGAACCCGGACGACGTGGACAGCGACGGGACAGCCGACCATGACTATGACGCTTTCAGGTACATCGTAATGATGACAAAACCAAAAGTAAAAGCGCCCATAGCAATGCCAAGGCGCAGGCGATTTGACCCGATGGGGTTTGGAACAGAAATCTACGACGGCGACGATAACGGCAAAGTGATATCAATGCCGGAGATAAAGGTTGGGTAAGCAAATGGCTTTCGAAAAACCAAAAAAACTTACTGAGATATACGAGCAGGACGGGGGCGAAGAGGCTTTCGCTCTTGCCGTTACCAAGATGGTAGACGACAGCCAGGACGAACACGCCGCCTACCGGGATAAATGCGCCGAAAACGAAATGGAATGGCGCAACGACGGCTGGAACGACAAGGTTGCCGTAACCAAAGAAGACGATAGCAAGCCGCACCCCAGCATACCGATCTTGTGGGCTACGGTGGAAAACGGCGTTGCCGACGACATGGACAATTTCCCCGATCAGGTTATTCGCGGCGTCAACTACGACGACGATATCAAAAGCATTATCGCAACCGAGTTTTTACGGTTTACGCTGCAGCGCATCGGATACAAAAAGCTGTACGAAAAGAAATGCCGCGCCGCGCGAAAAGTAGGCGTCGGCACTCTGTACCCGTTCTGGAACCCGGAGCTTGCAAACGGGCTGGGCGATATCGACGCAAAATCATTGGCAATCGACCAGCTGCGGTGGGATCCCAAAACCGAGGATATCAACAAAGGCCGGTTTGTTGCGATAGACGAATATTTGAGCGAAGAAGATGTCTATGAAATGTTTCCGGATATCGACCTTGAAGAGTGCTTTCCTGACGATGAAAACTCACGCGAACCGCGCACGGAACAGATCGCCAATATCCGCAGCGGCGAAAAAGAAGGACAAGTTCGCGTGATTACGGTCAAGTGGACAGAAAAAGAACCGCGCGTTATTGAAACCAGAAGCAAAAAGCAGGAGCGCGTCGGCAACCGTACATGGATATCTTCGGCTATCATAATCGGGCGAAAGGTTCCCGAATACAAGCCGAAAGAGTACGAATACAACCGGTACATGATAAACATGACGCCGTATTCGCAGATAGACGGGGAGCCCGTCGGGCTGGGCGTTATTGATTATTTCAAAGATGCAAGCGACGTTGTAAACCGGTTTGAAAGCGAGTTTATTGCAAATATTCAAGCGTCGTCTGCTACACGGTATTTGGTCAGCCGGTCGGCCAACATCAACGAAAAAGACCTGCTGAACTACAAAAAGAAAATCATTAAAGGCGACGTTATCAACATAAACGCCGCAAGAGAGATCAAACCGACGCCGTTTTCTACTGTGGCGCTGAACTACAAAAGCAACAAACTGGCAGAGGTTAAGGAGTTTTCAGGGCAGGACGTGTTTAATACCGGCAACGTGCGCGGCGGCGTATCGTCAGGTGTTGGAATCGAAAGCATGAAAGAATCCGGGGCAAAGCGTTCGCGGTTGACAGAGCAGCGTCTTTGGGAAGATCACCGCGATTTTGTAAAAGACATCTTAAAGCTGGCGCAGGAGTATTACAACGTGGAGCGCGTTATAAGACTAAGCCGCGAATCGCAAGACCAGATTGAAAAGATGATACAGCAGGCGATGGAAGTTATTGCGGCACGGCAGCAAGCCAAACAGCAAGAGCAATCCGGACAAGCCGGGCAGATGGACACTCGCGAAGAAGCTATGGCGATGGCGCTGCCGGAGGGTGTAACGCTCGTTGGAAACCAGCTATCCGTTGATTTCAAGAAATTCAACTTGAAATACATTGATTTGGACTACGACATACAGATCATTTCTCAACAGAACAGTCCTGCGACAAGCAACATGATAAATGCGATGGTAAGCCAGGCGGTAGGCAACGGACAAATGCCGTATGATCTTGGATTTGAGCTTATGGAGTGGCAGGGCAAAGAGCATGTTGAAAAGAAAGTGAGAGAGTATACCGACAAGGACGCGCAGGTAAAACAGGCGATGCAGTCCGCGCAGGAAGCCGCAGAATACGCCAAGCAAATGGCGGCAATGGTTGAAAAAGTAACCAAGGAAAACCTTGTTTTGCAAGATCAGGTATGGAATCAAAAGATCAAGGTTCTTCGCGCTGAACTTAAAAATAACACCACCGAGGAAGGTAACATGCAGGATGCGGGGGAAGCCGACGAAGCATATGTTGACGCTTTACAAGCCGAGATATCCAAAAAGCTGATTTCCCCATCAGCTTGAAATAAGAATCGGAGGATTTAAGAAGATGGAACAAGTTTTAGATACGGGCGAAATGCCGCTGGAAGCCGCAGCGGACGTGGCAGAACCGGAAACCAACGACGCAGACACGCCGTCAATGGAAAACGATGAAGCCCCGGATATAAGCCTTGAGGAATTACTTGATGGTGCAGACGAGGGAAATGCCGAACAGGGTTTTGACAGCCCGCCGAGTCCAAAACCGACAGAGGAACCCGCAAAGGTAACTCCAACGGAACCGGCAGTAAAAACGTTTACTCAGGCCGAGTTAGACAAGATCGTGCAAACGCGGTTAAAACAGCAGGCGGACGGCATTGCAAAGAAAAGCGCCGCCCAAAAAGCCGCCGACGCAGAGATTGAGACAAAGGCAAAGCAGTACATCGAAGAGCACCCCGAAATGAAGAATCAGCCTGAAATGGTGAAAGCGTTTTTAAAAATGCAGCAGCCGCAGGTTGAAACCGTTGACGATGGTGTGGAGCGATATACTGCCGAGGAACACGAAACAAGCCGGAAAAAAGCGTGGCAAGAATCTTTATCAAAAGAAGAGCCAGACCTACGCGAATTACTCGGTGATCCAAATTTCAGCATCCGCGAAGCCATAAAGAAAGAGTCTAAGTCTTTTAATCCGGTGCTTGCGTTATCGCTTTCGTACAAGCTGACCCCAAAGGAAGCGGGATACATAGCAAGAACGGCGGAAGATTTCTACGGGAGCAAAGCAGCGGCGGCAGCGGAACAGGAAGTTTTGGAAAAGATCAAAAACGGAAACGCCCGCACGGTTACTCCTGCCCCTGCGGCAAAGGGGGCCAACAGCGCAACGTCTGCGGAAAAACGTTTTAAAGAGTTGTCGTTTGCGGAAACAAAAGCGATGATACGCAAAGCAGAAGCGGCGGGCGGAAAAGGAATATACATCGGCCCCAAAAATACGTGATCTGAGCCGAGAATAGAAGTGGGCGCTGGTCTTCGTAAAAACAAATACGAAGGGAAGTGTCTCAAATGGGATTTAATCCGAATAAAACGACCACGTCCAGCCTTGCGCCGGGCATGTTATCCGAATACTGCGAAAAGTCTTTACTGGAAAACGGGAAGTACAACCTTGTCCACGAACAGGGAGCCGTTCCAATGGCGATGCCGCCGAACAGCGGCAAGGTGGCGCAGTGCCGCCGGTTTGTACCTATGCCGGTGCTGCTCACGGTGTTGCCGGAAGCCGAAATTCCTGACGGCCAAACTTTAGAGCAGGAAGAAGTCTTTGCGTATGTTTACCCGTACGGCGGGTATATCACCGAGTCCGACGAGTTTGACTTGTTCCACCTGGACAGCAAGCTAAGCAACCTTGTCGATCAGGTTTCCGATCAGGGTACGCGAAGCAAAGACGCGATCATACGCAACGTGATGGCCGAGACGACCACGGTGCAGTATGCAAACAGCAAAACGCATATCTACGATCTTGCAACGACCGACGAACTGAACGTAACCGAAATCAAGAAAATGGTTCGGACGCTCAAGAAAAACAGAACGCCGACGTTTAAGTCAGGCGGTTTGCAGTATTTCCTTGCAATACTTGGACCCGACGGCGAGTACGACATCATGGAAGATACCAAGTGGCTGTACCCGAAGCAGTATGTCGATACCAAAGACATCTACAACGGCGAGCTCGGAAGCGTTTACGGCGTCCGGTTCCTGCAGACAACCGAAGGGCTGGTCTACGAAAATGCGGAGCTGATCGACGGCCAGACGTATTTGTCTGTTGAGGGTGCGAACTCTACCGTAACTGTGCCTGTCAAAGAAGCGATTACCACGGTTGAAGCCGCTGCGCTTGCAGGCCGGTATGTAAGCGTGTATG